CGACGTGCTTTTGAATGACGTGGCGCAATGGGCAGGATACGAAAAAGCGCATGCCCATTTAGTCGGGTTGCGCCATGACCTGGTTTATAAATTCAAGCGGTATTTTGACGACACAGAAGCCCTTGAATTGGCCGTAGAAATCTACTGGCAGACGCTGCAATCGACCCGCAAGCAGATTACAGGCGCAATGCTGGAAACAGCCAAAAACAAACACAGTGCATCGCAATCAAAACGGCGCAGAGGCAGCACCAAGCTAGACGAAACCCAAAAGCGACAAGTCCGCCGCGCATATGACGCCGCATTTTCAAAATACGGCACCATCAAAAGCCTCGCAAGAGAATACAACGTCAGCGAGGACACCATCAGTCGTGCTATCAACGCGAGCGATACAAAACAAGACTGAATTACCGCAAATCCGGGTTGTCCCGGAGTGTCATTTTTTAATACTTTCAACCGCAAAGCATGGTGCTAAGCGGGGTTATTTGAAAGTACCAAATGGCATCACAAAGTTACCGTCCAAAACAAGCCGCCCAACTATTGGGTGTCGGCATTGCAACGCTTTGGCGCTGGTCAAAAGAGCGCAGTGACTTCCCTAAGCCGATTCGACTAAGCGCACGCTGCACCGTTTTTGATGGTGAGCAATTGCTGGCATGGCGTGATGCTCAAGGTAAGAGGGCGGCAGCATGAGCGGCGCCCAAAAATGCGAAGGGCCAGTTACCGCTGGCCCAAACGCTACTAACCAAAACAAACAGGTTGATTTTACAGCCGAAAAACCCGTGGCAGGCATGAACGATTTTTCAAATCTGACACTTTCCGCAGCACCGAGTAATCAACCCGATTTACACGATGTACCCGATGCGCCCGTCAGCAACGCCGAGTTCTTGTCTGCCATTTTCAAAGATTTGGCAGACCCACATCGCCCGTTTGTGCTGGGCTTTGCTGGCAAACCCAAAGACCGCAAGGCCTGGGGTGGCGAGGCGTATCGTCCCGGCAAAACCACGGTCGACAACCAGGCCTTAAACTGGTATTTCAGTCTGGCGGTCTACAAGCCGGACGACGATGGTTATCACCGCCGCGAGAAAGACTGCACAGCAGTGTATGGCGTGATGCTGGACGACCTGGGGACTAAGGCTTTGCCACTTGACCGGCTGGACGCATGCCCACCGACCTACATCGTTGAAACCAGCCCCGGCAATTTTCAAGCAGGGTATTTGTTCACCGAGCCGAGCACCGACTTTGCCCAAATCAAAGCCCTAAATCAGAGCATGGTCGACGCTGGCCTGTGCGACCCCGGCGCAAAGAGCCCAGCTACGCGTTACGGGCGCATGCCAGCCGCCGTAAATGGCAAGACAGACCTGGCATTCGAGTGCAAGCTTGTCGAATGGCACCCCGAGCGCCGCTACAGCGTGGAGGAAATCACTGATCGCCTGGAATTGGCACCGCCGCAAGAAAAGACGAAACCCGGAAAAAAAGCCGCCGCCATTGATCGCAATGCAGACGATATTTATACGCCCCGCGCTGACGAAAACGCGGTCATTGTGGCGCTGAAACAGCGTGGCTTATACAAGCAACCGTTGGGCAGCGGCAAGCATGATGTAACGTGTTTTCGTGTCCACGAACACACCGACCAGGTCGACCACGGCAGCGCCTACTTTGAGCCGTCCGACCTCTATCCGATTGGCGGTTACAGGTGCCAGCATGCGCATGGCGACACCCTTAAAATTGGCGCGCTACTGGAGCACCTGGGCGTGACATTCACCGCCGCAAAACATAAACCGACCATCAAGTGCGAGGCTGGTGAATTGCATCGCATTGTTGACGCGGCAGAGCGTGAACTGGCAGCATCCAAACGGTACTATCAACGCGGAGGCTTCATTGTTGCGGTCACCACCGACCCCGAAAGTCAATCGACCGAGATCAAGCCGCTATCCCAACCCGCCCTGCTACGAGCGTTATCGAGTGCAGCGATTTGGACCCGATTCGATGGCCGCAGCCAGACGGATGTTATCTGCGACCCGCCAGCCAGACACGTTACCGTGCTGTTCGACAGCGAAGGTTATCAACACCTGCCAGCCCTGACCGGCATCGCCCGACAGCCACACTTGAGGCCAGACGGTTCTCTTGTGCGTGACGCTGGCTTTGATGCTGCAACAGGCTTGTTTGGTGTTTTTGATGCACGTCGGTTCGATGTCCCTGTGCAACCGACCAGGCAACAGGCCGAGCATGCCCTGGGTGAGCTTGTCGACCTGCTGGGTGAGTTCGATTTTGCCAAGCCACACGACAAGGCCGCAGCACTCGCTGGCATCTTGACTGCGACCATCAGGCCGAGCCTGCCGTTGGCACCGATGTTGCACGTCAGAGCGCCGCAAATCGCATCCGGCAAGTCTTACCTTGCCAGCATCATTGTTGCGTTTGCCAGCCCAACCAGCCCCTCGGCTGTGGCTTTCCCAACTAGTGATGAGGAGTGCGGGAAACTGCTGCTAGCTACCCTGCTGACAGCACCCGGCGCGATTGTGTTCGACAACGTGACCAGTGATTTGGTCCCGTTCAAATCGCTCTGTTCTGCACTCACTGAGGAACACTTGACTGGGCGCATTTTGGGGGTCAGCAAGACCGCCGCGGTCAACACGCGGTCATTGTTTGTCAGCAGCGGCAACAACGTTGATGCTGTTCTCGATATGTCACGGCGCTGCATCACCATCAATCTTGATCCACGGTGCGAGACACCAGCAACCAGACAATTCTCTGGCGACCCGCTGGCACACGTCAGAGTCAACCGCGCCAAATATGTCTCGCTGGCTTTGACTGTCATTCGGGCATGGATATGCGCAGGCAAGCCCATGACACCCTGCAAGCCATTGGCGAGCTTTAACCAATGGAGCGATTGGGTACGCCAGCCGCTACTGTGGCTTGGGCACCCCGACCCGGCAACCAGCGTATTCGAGCAACTTGCGCAAGACCCCGACAGAGAAACATTGGGCAGACTGCTACACGCCTGGCACGAAGCATTTGGCACATCGCCTGCCCCGATACGCGAAATCATCAAAAAGTCAGGTTCTTTTGATGCAGGCGACCTGCTGGAGCTTTTGCGAGAAATTGCGGAACTTCGCGGAGAGGTCAACGCTACCCGACTGGGCAAGTGGGTTACCCGACATCAAGGCCGCATTGTCGACGGCATGAGGTTTGAAAAAGCAGGTGGCACGACCAATGTCGTTCGCTGGCAAGTCAAGGCTGTTAAATCGGGTACATCGTGTAAATCGGGTACGTTTCCCGAAGCCGCGCAAAGTGTCAACGACGAAAACATTGTTGCCACGGAGTTTGAGCTATGACCACCGCGGCCTTGATCAAACAGGCGCAGGACGCAGGCATTGAATTGCACCTGGTTAACGGCAGGATAAATGGCCGCGGCAAGCCTGCTGCTGTGGCTGATCTTTTGCCACTGCTGCGGCAACACAAAAACGCCCTGATTCGCTGGTTCAGCCAGCAAGCAGCCAACGCCCCAGAGCCATCGGCAAACCCGGCGGCATGGCGTGAGCTTGCACAGGCCTATCACGCGCACCACTTCGCTTGCAAAACGTGCATCGCAGCCGGTCAACGCCGAGGCCTTCGCTGTGGCGCAGGGGCGGCATTGTGGGCAAGTTACCAAAACCAAATCTGAAGGACAACCATGCCATCAATTTTGACAATCGCTCAACCGTACCTAAGGCAGCTTCGTTATCGCTGGCAACGCGCCACGACCGAGCGCCTGCTGCATTGGCTTGGAGCGAGCCGCAGCGAAATCATCAATATTCGAAAACGCAAACTAATCCTGAAAGGCTAAAAAATGAGCAACGCAATCAACAACTTTATGTCGGCATCAAAAACGGTTCTGACCGAGCTTGTTCGCGATATCCAATCAAGCGACCCAGAAGCCTATCGCAGCATCGCTGCTGCGCTGGCTAGCGGAGGCGCTTACCTTGAGGCCCGGGCGAGCTTGTCAACGTTAGGCGCAAGCGAAGCCCATTTTTTATTGGTTACTGGTGATGGCACCCGTCACCACCTGGCGCACGCTGAATTCGATTAATTTAGGTATTAGCTATTGCAATAATGTTTACGATAGTTAAAATATACCTGCGAGCGTGGTGTGGCAGTTGCACGCGTGACGCTGCTGAACTGCCAACACAAACGCCAGCATGAAGTGGGGTTTCTTGAGTGATTCGGATGAACTCCAAAGCATGACGCGGTTGAGCGATTCACCGCTACCGAGGCAATTTGCACTAGCCAAGCGCTGCAAATTACTAATTCGGGGTTTTGACTGGTGCATGCCGCGCGCTGAGCCTGTCAGGACGTGGCCTATCACCCAAATTTTTAAGGATTTCATCATGTCAAACACGACACAAAACACCATCCCACGCGGCATCCAAGCCGTCAACGCTGAAGTCAACATCGCTGAAATGATCCGGGACGTTAACTCAGCGTTCAGCGAATTCCGAGCCAAAAACGACAGCCGTCTGGACACAATCGAGCGCCAGCTCGAACAGGACGCAACCGTCGCTGCATCGCGCCAGATGGGCAACTTTGACACCAAGCCTGCATCGCGGTTTCAAGCGCACTACGCCGCGAAGCCCGACTTTCAGGCCTCCAGCGAGCCCGTCGCAATGCAAGACTTCTTGAAGGGCATTGCTGGGTTGAAAAGTACTGACAGTGTTCGCGCAGCCCTTGCAGGGGGCGTTGACACGACAGGCGGTTTCACAATCCCGAGTCGACTCGCACCAAGCGTCTTGGATGCCGTGGTTGCACAGAGTTCTGTGCTGACAGCTGGCGCTGGTCTGACCCTGATTGAGCCATCGCAAACGTTCACGACCGCAGCCGTTGACACAGTGCCAACCGCCGCATGGCGCGCTGAATCTGCCAACATTGTCGAGAGTGATCCATCGTTTCGAGCAATCCTGGCCGCACCGAAAAGCCTGGCGTTTTTCTTCAAAATCAGCCGCGAACTATTGGCAGACGGCAGCGACTTATCTCGTGCGCTAACGACCGCCATCGCACAATCGTTTGCCCTCGCGTTGGATGCAGCAGCACTTCGTGGTTCAGGCACGGCACCGACCCCACGTGGACTGTTGAACACATCGGGCGTGCATGCGATTAGCTCGGGCGCAAACGGTGCAGCACTTACGAACTACAGCAAGCTGTTTGAAGGTGTTACCGCGATTCTGAGCGCCGACCACGGCATGCCGAGCGCCGCAATCGTGCACCCTCGTACATTGGTGAAGTTGGGCGGTTTGCTTGATTCGACAAATCAGCCGTTGAACGTGCCGACCATGCTACAGCCTTTGAAGTTGTTGCAAACAAGCCAAATTCCTGTGAACCTGAATGTTGGCACATCAACCGACTGTAGCGAAATTTACCTGGGCGACTTCACACAGATGCAGTTCATCGTGCGCGAAAACGTGTCAATCCAACTATTGCGTGAACGGTTTGCTGAGACCGGCCAACTCGCGTTTGTTGGACACGTCCGGGCAGATGTTGCAGTGATGCGTCCGAAGTCATTCGCGGTTATCAGCGGCGTTCGGGCTTAAACAGCACCTGAGCCGGGCAGGTGCAAAGCAGCCCGGACAAGGCTAATTCAGCGAGTCCCTTGTTTCAAAAGTAACCACTGAAAGCCCGCGGCCTTGGATAAGGGGGCGCGGCGGGCACTAATTTTGAAAGCCGCAACATGCTGTTAACTGAAGCCGGACACCGCAAAGCGCTTGCAACCATCAAGGCGGCAGGCATCGCCATCGAGCCGAGAGGCATGGCTTACCTGCTGGTAGGACACGGTTCACTACTGGTGACCGACCTTCGGGACATTGGTGAGGCTGACATTGCCCGACTATCAGGCCGGACACGGTCACCTATGCGTGCCATGTTCAGCACCCGCCGCAAGTGCAGGTGACCGGGGGGGGCGAAAAAGTTCAGACCGACCGCCTGGGAAACCGTTCTGTCCCATTCTTTTTAACCAATTCTTTGAATTCGCCGGGAAAATTGAGTCGCGTACGCCAGCCCGACGCATGCGCGAGGCAGTGACAAAACGTAATTCACTTTCATGAAGGATATTTCACCATGAAACTAGCACCTGAACTCAGATTTCTATGCAACAAAGTCGCTTCCGAGCGCACCCGCCCAGCACTGTGGAAAACCGCCGCTGAGCTTCGCAAAGACACCGAGCGTGTACTTGCATCAGGCCAGACAGTTGCAGACGCTCAGACGTGGCTGGAGAGCCTACTGGCTGACGCACTCGCTGCACAAAGCAAATCATGAATGTTTTTGAACTTATGGCGCGTTCTTTGACGCATGCACGCATGAAAACGCCAACCATTGGTCAACTTGTTTGTCGAACATTTAATGGCGTGCCGCGATGGCTGAAACCAAAAAAGCCACGGCAGCCAAAGACTAAAGTTGTTATGCCGTAACGCGCCAGGCTGTATCTGAGCAAGTCGCCATTGCGGAGGCTATTGCGAAGAAACTGGGGTCGCGTCACGGGCAACGAACTGACTTGTCAACTTATGGAAATATTTCCATAAGTGAAACAGGTGCCACCCGCGTCACGGTGGAGACCGCAAGACAGTTCAAGCCGGAAATATTACCGGCTTGAAGGAAATGGGTCGTACCACCGCAAAATCACCGTGACCGCTACAAAAACAATAGTGCAGGCTTTGCTACAGAATCAATAGCTAATTGATATCTTCTATCAGGCACACTTATTGCGGGTTGCATTATCCGTGCCATGCTTTTTTGATAGATTTACGCTATGACACCACGCGCCTGGTGGAGCTTCTGCCATTGGTGGAGCGCCTGGTGCAAGCCAATACGCCAACGGCTTCGGCAATTTTCGACTCGGGTGTCAATTGCTTTTGCAGAATTCTGCGGAAGCAAAATACCACCATGCCCTCCTTG